AATTCCTATGTTACAAGAAACAAGAAATATAAAAAATATAAATGCTGTAAAAAATGAAAACAATAAAAAAGCTACGCCGGATATATTTTTTCATAAAAAAGACTTTGAAGGAAAGAAGAATATTTTAATTATTGCAAAAACATGGGGTAGTGCAAAAGTATTTTTTCAAAAAACTATACTACATAAAGTTAGACGAATTAATATTATTTATTTGTATAATTGGAAACAAATAAAAGATACTATGAATAGGGATAATACAATTGTAATTAAACTAACTGGTGCTTTGCAAAATAAAGATAATGAAACACTTATTGGTGCATGTGAAGGAAAGAATATAAAGATATTAACTTATGCAAATTTGGCACCTTCAATTGTAGAGGCATAAAATTTAATAAAAGGTATAATAAATGGAAACTAAACATTTAGAAAAAATTGCAAAAATGGTTTTAGTTAGTGTACCACAAAACCAAATTGCTGCTGCATGTGGGATTTCTGAAAGTAGAATTTCCCAAATAGTTTCTTTACCTGAATATAAATTAATAGAACAAGAAGTTGCTATACAAAAATTTGAAGAATCAGATTTAATAAACCAAGGTTGGGATAGTGTAGAAGCTTTAGGCGTTAAACATACTATATTAGCTTTACAAAATAATCCAGAACCTGAATTTGCATTAAAAGCGGCTGTAGTTGCTAATAAAGCTACACGTCGAGGTAGTTTTAGTCAAAATCCTATTCCACAATCAGCAGGAATTAGAGCAGTTATTCATTTGAATCCTGTATTTGTAGGAAAGTTGCAACAAACATTTGAAGTATCCGCAGAACGAATTGAAAAATTGGTAGAAAAACCAAAAGATTCAGATTTTATGCCTGCTAAAGATGTACATGATTTATTAGGTAAAAAAGACGGTGGACAAGCTTTTATTAAAGATGTATCTATTCCAATTACCAGTCCTGAAATTGATTTAATAAAATCTTTTCCTGAGATTGACTAATGGAAAGAAATGATACGCATGTAGCAGTACAAATGTCAAAAGAAGAAATTATATCTGCATTACAGCATGATAGTGAATTTCTTATACAATTTTTTCTTGGTTCAGAAATTGATTTACCCGTACCAGAGTTTCATCCAGAAATATTCTCTTTAATGATAGATGATACATTTGACCAATTTGCTTGTGCTGTACCTCGTGACCATGCAAAAACTACTTTAGCTAAATTGACTGCTGTTTGGTATATTTTATTTTCAGACTTTAGATTTATTCTTTATGTATCTTTAACAGTAAGTATTGCTATTCCTTCTGTTAATGACATTATTGGATTTTTAGAATGTGATAATTTTAGAGCTGTATTTGGTGAAATAAAATGGCATATTCGTCAAGATGGTAAAGGAATATATAAATTTGAAATAAATAATAAAATGGTTATATTAAGAGCCCACGGTGCAGGAATGCAAGTTCGTGGTATTAATGTAACAAACCAAAGACCACAATTATTAATTTGTGATGATATTGAAGATTCAGAAACAATAGCTACACCTGAATTATTTAGAAAATTAAAAAGATGGTTCTATGGCCCACTTAAAAAAGCTTTAGATAAATTTAAACATAAAATAATTCATATTGGTAACTTAGTTGAAAGCCAATGTTTAATTGGAGAACATTGTAATAGTCCATATTGGAGTTCTAGAATTTATGGTTGTTTATTATCTAATGGACAACCTTTATGGCCAGATGCTTGGTCAATAGAAAAATTACGAATAGATTTTATGGAATATTTAGAAGCCGGACTTGCTGATGTTTGGTTTGCTGAAATGATGAATATGCCAACAGCAGGTGGTAGAGGAATAATATCCGCAGAAAATATATTTTATGCTCCACCAGTTTTACAAGAAGATGTAGATTTTGGTTTTATAACTATAGATTTGGCAATTTCAGAACAAACTTGGGCACATAAAACAGTTGTAGCTTGTCATGGTTTTATTCCTGATGGAGGTATAAATGGTTTATGGCAAAGTATTGATTATGCCGGTTATCATGGAATAGACCCAATACCTTTATTTTGGGAAGTAATTAGATTTTGTAAAAAATGGCATATCAGAACAGTTGGAATAGAATCAGTTGCGTATCAAGCAGCTTTAAAACCTGTATTTGAACACGAATGTTTACGTAATGGAATTACTGGAATTGATTTTGTTCAATTACAAGCCATTGGCAGAAAAGCACAAAGAATTATAACTTGGGCATCTATGCTTAAAGCAAAAGAATATGCTTTAACTCATGGAGATTTTACAATAACCCAAGAATTATTAACTTATCGTCCAGATAAAAAAGAAAATATAGATGACCATATTGATTGCCATGCATATGCACCACAGATGTTAGCTAATTTTATGCACTTAATAATGCAAGAATATGAAGTAAATACTCATAACGAAATTCAAGGTTCTTATGCAATTTCTGAAGTTTAACGAGGGATAAACAATGGCTGTATTTAATTTAGCAAAGAAAAAATCAATTCAAGTAGATACTGATTTAAAAATATCAGCTGCTAATCATGAAAAATTAATGAAACATTTAATTAGTAAATTAGAATTTTCTAAACAAATGCGAGATACACAAGCTGATAAATTTGAAAAAATAGACAGACAAGTTTATGGTTATCAAGTTTTAGATGCAGATGATGAAAAACGCTTGCGCGATACGCAAAATGGTTATGGTGTAAAACCAACTGATGATGTATTGCCATTAACACAAATTCAAATAGATGATGCTACTACTTTTTTAATTGAAGTATTAGGTGTTGATAATGATTTATATGGAGCAATTGCACCAAAAGAAAAACAGGCAGTTGCTACAGCTTTTTCTGCTTTAATGAATGAACATGCTTCTAGATTTTCGCACATAATTGCTTTAAACAAATTTTTATTAGATGCATTTAAATATAATTTTGCAGGTATGATTCCTGAATGGTATGTAGTAAAAGGTACTAAAATTAAAAATGAAATAGGTACAGGATTAGAAACAGAATATGGAACTGTTTATGAAGGAAATAAACTATCAGCAATAGACCCATATAATTTCTTTTATGATGTATCTGTTCCTCCAACTATGCTACACAGTGATGGTGAATTTTTTGCAACAGTAGATGTTTTTTCTACTTTTAAAATTAGAAAAATGGAAGCTGATGAAGCTATTTATGGTATAAATAGATTTATAGATGATAATACTTATAATATACGATATTACAGAGAAAAACCTGCAATTCGAGCAGACTCTTCTGGAGGAAATTCAACTTCTTGGTTATCTATGTTAGCCGCAGGAGAAGAAAAAACTTCATCTAAAGGAATTGAATTAATATCTTTTTATATTTGGTTATCTCCTAAAGAATTTGGATTAGGTACAGAAACACAGCAAACTATTTATAGAACAACTATTGCTAATGGAAAATTTGTTGTTCGTATGCAAAAAATGAGTAATGCACACGGATTGTTACCTATTGGTATTACAATGCCTTGGGAAGATGGTTTCAAAGAAGAAACTAAATCTTATGCAGAAATTCTTTTACCTTTGCAAACTTTTGCTTCTGCACAAATGAATATTCATAAAAAAGCAAATAGAAAAGCTTTATACGGAAATACTTTTTACAATAAAAATGTATTAGACCTTGGTGATAACTATGACCCTGTTGCAAGCAAGGTTCCAGTTAATGCTCCTATTGATGCTGATTTAAGAAAATCTATTTTACAAATATTTGATGGGCCGAATACTGAAAATACAATTCGTGATGTAGGAACTGTAATTGATTTAATGCAACAAATTTTACCTACAGATATTTTAAAACAAGTAGCAGGATTAGAAAGAGCTACACAATATCAATCTGCTTCTGTAGTTCAAGGTGCAAATCGCAGAAATTTAAAAATTGCTAAAATAATTAATGGACAAGGATTCTCCATTGTTAAACAAATACAAATGTTTAATATTTTACAATATCAACCTTCAATTGAAATATTAACTCCAGAAGGTGAATTAACTCAAGTAGACGTAACAGCTTTTCGCTCAACAAAATTAGAGTTTGCTATTTCAGAAGGTTTAAAAGGTATTGATAAACTTTCAATGATTCTTAATATTAAAGAAGTTTTAAATTCTATTTTACAATCCCAACAAGCTAATCAACAAATCAATGTAGTTGAAATTATTAACTACTGGACTTCTATGCTTGGGGATAAAACTGACTTTAGTCAATTTAAATTTAAATCGGAAATAGATAAACTTCCTCCAGAAATGAAAGATATAGCTTTCCAATTGTTACAAAAATTTATGGAAGAACAACAAGGCAAAACTAATCAAACAGAAGCATTGCCCACATCACCTTAATAATAAGGATAATAATTATGGATTTAGAAATTAATGTATTAACAGGATTCGAACATTTAACTCGTGGGTTAATTACTGAACATAAAAATATTTTAATTCATTACATATCTGACCCTAGAAAGGGAAAGAATAAATTTGATATGGATAATATATTAGCATTGTTTGAAGAATATCAGGTTTCTTCTCACTATATTATTGCTCGAAGTGGAAAAGTATATCAAATGGTTCATCCAGATAAAAAGGCTTGGCATGCAGGCAAATCGGAATTTAATGGAGTTACTGGTTTAAATAGAAACTCTATTGGCATTGAATTAGCCGGTGATGATTTTGAAGAATTCACATTAGAACAATATGATTCTTTAATTAAATTATGTTCGGGTTTATGTAAAAGATATAAAATACCTACATTAAATATTAAAGGTCATCAAATTGTATCAGATTCAAAAGTACGTTCAGACCCTAAACCAGACCCCGGAAGATTTTTTGATTGGATTGGATTTGGTTATGGGTTAATTTCTTACATGACAACTAATGAAGATATTATGGAGGAACATTTCTGATGGATAATTTATTATTACTTTTAGAAAGTTTTGCTGTTTATACAGGTATAGGTTTACTGCGTTTATAT